CCCTATTAAATGAGTCATTGAATTTTGATGGGCACATATCAGCTCCTGAATTGGTTGTGATTCATGATTTGTGAAATTTTTGCATAAGATTTTTGCAGCTCTATAAACACAATTATGAGTCACATCAAATCCATCGGTCAATAAATGGCAGAATTCAAACACTTGCTCACCATCAACTTTTTTAATATCAAAAGTGAAATTATATGGCACCACCTTGTGACTCCGAAACACAGGTTCTTTATTAAAGAACAGCAAACTATCATCTCCCTTGAAGCATCCCGCATAACAATCTTTCATATCTAATGTTAACATCATACACGTCATTGTAATAATTATATTTAATAGCAAAGTCCAAGGATGTCCAGCTGTGTTTTCATTTTTTGTGACAATTGTGTAATTCTTCCCTTTAACTTTCACATTTACCAAACTATCGTAAACATACTGGGCATCTTCTTCAGGAATGCCACATAATTCAAGCACTTTGATTGCTATTTTTAAAATGGCTGGAGATCTTTGTTTATCCATACATTCTATATCGCCCTCAAATCCGAACGTGTTCATTCTAACCCTTGTTGCAATTTGATGGAGAGTTAAACTATCATCTTCAAATATTGAAGCTTTGAATTTTGATTTTAAACTGTTGTTAAACACAACATAGCATAATGAAGCCAGGTATCCTTGTGTCAGCTGATCTCTTGTTGGCGAAGGAATTGTACACTGGCCTGGTTTTCCTCCTCTCAATCCTTTAATATTGAATTTTTGTTGCTTTTTAACTATAGACAACCCTGATCTATTTGAGAATAATTTTTCCACTGCAGCTATACTATTCTCTCCATATTTAAACCCTTTTTCAACCAACTTTTCACAGTATTTTCTAGATAATTTGTCAATTTCAAATTCGCTAAAGCTTTCTTTGGATTTGCTTGTGAAGAATGTTTCCTTAAATTGTCGAGCAAACATAAATGCATCATCCCATGTAATATCCATGGTTGAAGTGCCAGAACATCTGTGCAAAGCTGCATGTATGTCGAACCTCCCACTAGAACTTTCTTGGTCGAATACAGGTCCTGAAGTCAAAATCGAATATTTATCTTTATGTTTGCTTCCTACATTCCAAGCATCTCTAATTTTAAAATTTTTGTTCACTTCAGTGATATTATCATCTATGGGTCTTATATTTTCAAATTCAGTGTCTCCTGCCACATGTATTTCATCAAATTTTTCATTTTTAAGATGATGCATTATTATTGAAATATCTTCCATATCTATGTTAGGTATTTCAGAAATCTTAAAGTCTTCTTTAAATATTGGCCTTACTTTTATTAATCTATCCATCTCAACATTCGTTTCTAGTGGACAGAATGGCATATTGCTATTTAATTCTGTTGCAGCATCTATAAACTTTCTCTTCACTTCCGGTTGGGAATTGAGATAATTTATTTTCACCATAAATTCATCTCCTGTTGGAAAACTATTTGTTATATTTTGATCAAATTGTTCTATTTTCCCAACATTTGATGATGAAGCAACCATTTTTTCCGG